TTCTTCTTGATTATCTTGATCACCTGAATCAGCTACAACAGCCTCTTCTTGATCATCTTCGGCCTCGATAATCTCGAGTTCTTCCTTTTCCGCTGCTTCTGCCATACTAAGCTCCGTATGTCTTTATATCATCGGGGTCGATGATTGTTGCAATGACCTCATCGTCATTGATGATACGAACCTCGCCGCCTTCGATGTTGAAGCGAGATCCAGCGTAGCGACCAATACATACCCAATCGCCTTCCTTGCACCACGGCTCGGCACCGGGTCCAAACTTGTCTGGGTCTTGATATGCTAGGGGTCCAAGTTTCACGACATACGCTACGGTTGTCGCTCGGCTTTCTTTCTCACGAGTAGCGTCCGGGATGAAAATGCCGCTATTCGTTTTCTCCTTACCCATGTAAGGCATAACAAGAAGCCGCCAACCTGTGGGCTGCGGTACTCGTTCTGCGATGGATTTGGATTTTGCTTGTTCGGCTGCTTTCTTAGCTGCCTCGCGTTGTGCGATAATGTAATCAGGTACTATCAGAGTCTTCGTCATAGTTCGCCTTTTGTAGCAGGGTTTGGAGTTCATCTAATGCATAGGTGAGTCCCTGAATCTCACCTACAGATGCGCGGTAGCTTTCCATGTTTGGAACGCCGCCGCTCGTTACAGAGACACTAATGTCTTCTATACGATTATTCAAGGCCCTTCTATATCTCGATACAAAATTTACGATGTCCATAAGTTACTCGTTACAGTTGCAATCACCTTCGCAGTCACAAGGCATGTCGCTCATCGGACCGCCTTCTTCCCACTCTGTACAACTGTTGGTAGCACTACACATGAACTTTAGCAACTGACAATAGCCAATCTGGTTGGTTTCGTCCTTCATGCACTGCTGCATATGCTGTGTGATATTGAACACACTACAAACAGCACAGCTTTCTTCTGGGTTTACAGCAGGGCCGTACTGATGTTCTTTGACAGCAAGACGTTTGTTTTCTTCGTTTGTCTCGAGATCCTGTGTGGCAATAGGACAAGCATCCTGCATCTTATCAACAGGCATGCCGTCTTGGATTTCTTTTGAAAGATCCATCCCATCGGGGATCAGTTTGATTTCAATCTTCATTTTATTATCCTGTTACATAGCCGTAAAGTTTATCTAGTGCTTCTTGGGCTGTTGTTCCAAATTTATCAAAGAACGGCTTGTCTTGTTGTCCACCATAATAGGTTTGGCCTTTGCCGCCCGGGCTATATATACCACCCTGACCCTGATAACCAGACTGATAAGTTCTGCCACCAGAACCAGCTACATCAAAGGAACCTGCTGGCAGACCCGAAACAGGGCCGAGATTGCGGTTATAGTCCTGATCGAATACCCCGGGTATGTCTGTGCCATACATATTCTCATTACCCGGCTGCACAAACGGGTCACCTTTTTCAATTAGGCCTCTGAGTTCATCATAAACTTGCTGCGAGTATCCGCTTTCCAAGCCTTTGAAACCCATAGCTAGTTGTTCACCAGCAGAAGGCGAAAGCGATGTTGTTCTTTGAATGTTCGCGGCTGGTGGAGCAAACCCTCTTTTACTGGTTCTGGCTGCAATATCAGCGCGAGTTTCATAGCTGGCCGGGGTCAGAGATTCTATGCCCACTTTAGTCGGCGCTGCTACCGGGGCTGAAAAGAACTCAGTCATAGCTTCTTTAGCTTGCGTTGGGTTTAGGCCACCAAGCATAGTGCTAAGAATGCCGCCGCTTTGACGTGGATTGTTAGGGTCGAATGAGTCAAAGCCGGGCTGGCCCGGAAGGCCATATTCTTGTGTACCCAGCATAGCAGCAATTGGGCCGAGTGGCGTAAGACCAAACAAACCACGAGCAATCATCTCACCAGTGGATTGTTTGCGGGCCTGACCCATAACATCACCAAACTGAGTCTTATACCCTGCGGATTGTGCGCCAGCGCGAAGCTGACCCTCTCCTGCTGTTGGGAAATCAGGGTTGTATCCAACCATGCCCGGCTTGTTCTGCGGGTTCATAAACTTAGAAAACTGATTGTTGGCAATAGAAATACGGTTTGAACGACTGATGTTATCAGTGTAATCTATGTTCTTGGGATCAATGCCCAAATATTTTGTAAATATGTTGTCGCTACCGAATGGATTTGTGTCTGTGATTCCTCGGCTACGATTAAATGTTTCCTGTGCCTGCATTATGTCTTGGATTTGAGAAACACGATTAAAGTCTGGTGTATAGTCGTTACTTAGAAAACCACCACTGCCATCATTACCGCCGCCGGGATCAACATCCCTGCCACTAGCCATAGCACTGGTAGCCGCATCTTGACGCCCACCAGCAATATCTGATGAAGACAAGCCTTCGTTTCCACGAGCTTCTTGTGCTGTTGTTTCCCCGCCAAAACCTCTAGCCATTACTTAACTCCGGTAAACTTCGTACCTTGAATTGCTTTACCGTAGCCGCCACAAGCCATGTGCTTCACGCCGCCACACTTACGACCTTCTGCTTCCATCTCTTCTTTTTGCTTCTTACGAAGATGCGCTGCCCGTGCTTCTTTGAACCGCATGTTATACTCGGTGTCATCTTTACCTGAACGGGTCTTTGGTTTTGGGCCTTTGTACTTATTAGGCATGTGTTTCTCCAGTGTCTCTGACCCACCGTCCTTGCGACCACGGGCTTTCTTCATGAGTTTTTGTGCGGCAGATCTACTAACACCGAGATCGTCTGCAAACTGATTTATTCTTGGTCCGGCCATTTCTTACCCCAGTTTATAATCTCATCAATGGTACGACCACAGCCAATACATCTTACACGTTCTTCGTCCAAGACACAAACACCTACGCACGGGCTAATCTTTTTTGTGTTCATGACCCATCCAAATCCCAAAGACGCCAGTCATGACGCCCATAACTACAGATACAAAAGCTGACTGCTGTGAGCTAGGCTCCGGCAAAGCCATAAACCACTCAGCACAGCGCCACGACATTAACGTACTCATCAGCATCATAAAGCGCGGCAGAATCTTCCACTTGAGGAAAGTCTCTACGCTCATTTCTTTCTATACCCACCCCGCCGGTACGCCGGAGTAGATTCAAATGCAGATAAAAAAGCACCAAGCACAGGAACTGAACGAAGCCCCACTCTTTTCGCTATGTCTTTCGCGGTGCTTTTCGCGGCACCCTTAATGACGTTTTTCTGTTCTTGTATAAGCGCCTTTCGTTCTAGCTTATTACGGTCGCTTAAATTGGAAGGCTTAATATTCTGTAGTCTTTCCAGCTTGTTTTTTGCAGCAACCGTGTTAGCTTGATTCCGGGTAGAAACAGTTTTGTCTTTTCTAGCCTGTACTCGCGCTTTTTCTTTTTTCTGAAGTGCTGCACTTCGCCGCTGTCTAGGCGACTTTTTAGCCGACAAAGCGGCGGCACCTGCGGCTGTCGCCGCTGTACCAGCGGCCATAGCCGCGCCAGATTTGTTGTTTTCGTTTGCCATTGTTTTCTCCTACAGCACCTACTTTGTTAAGCCCTTGGCCTTTTCGAAGCTACGCATTCCACCAAGCCCAAGCATACCAAGTAAGACAGTCATTAAGCTGTCCATATCAAACTGAGGGTAGGCTACCGGCGCAACACCCATATAGGCAGTCACTACATCCATAGTAGGGAAGACCAAAAAGTGAGCGAACAAGGCCAAACTACAGCACCAGCCAACACTTGGTCGCCAACCCGCCACAAACAAGTTCCGTGACTTGGCTTCTTCAGCATTGATAGCCAACTGCCCTTTAGCAAGTTCCTGTGCATGCCGCTCCGCCATAGTGGCAATCTCATGCGCCAGCTTGTTCTTCTGGTCTTTGTCCTCGACAAACTTACCGATCAACTCGGTCGCTGGACCTATCAGTGCTTGAATCATTTCTTACGATTCTCCTTGGCCTGCTTCTTAGTGGTGCGGTTGTGCATGTCCCACATAATCACTGCCCTCGGTTCCTTGCTAAACTGGCCTGCGTATTGATACGGAAGATATTCACATCATTCCGGTCATTGGCAATACCCTGCTGCAAACGCATGCGCTCAAGGGCAAGGTCTGCGGCCTGCTGCATCTTGGCCTGATCCATCTGGAAGTCCATCGTATCGTTCTGCATCTTACGCTGAATTTCCATCTGGTCGTTCTGCAACTCCTGCTGACGGATAGATACAAGCGGGTCAGGCTGCTGTGGTGGGATCAAAAGCGGTGCCAACTGCTCAAGTGTCTCAGAAATCTGCTGCGCGACCATAGCCTCAACTACGTTCGGATCAACCTGCGGAATTGGCTCACCCGCCGCCTGTGCCTGCTCAATGGCCTGACGGAATACTTCCTGCACAATATCACGAGCAAACATAGCAACGTGATCCTGAACGTGCGCCTGTAGCGCTAGAAAGGCCTGTGGGTTCGCTTGAATAGCCGGAGACTGAATCATAGCTGCATGCACCCGAATGTGCGCCCTGTGGTCTTGTTGAGCGAATACCTGCGGCATACCACCCTTCAGGGCAGTCGAGTTCTCTGTGGCCGGATCCATTGGCTGTGGTGGCTGTGGTGCTGGCAGAATCGCATCGATGTTCTTAATATCCAGCGCATCGTACATACGGCGATAAGCCTCGTACATATTATGCATCTGCGGTGCAGCCTGTGCCATCTGCAACTGTGTCTGCGCCAACGACATACGCTGTGCCATCGAGAAGATGTTCGGATCAGATACAGGTAAGATGTCAATCCGCCCATCAAAGTCCTGCTGCATAATCTCTGGCGGAATGTTCTGCCCAACAAAATACGGATACGGCACTGGATTATCAGCAAAGATCTCAGCCAGCATGCGGAACTCAGCTTTCTGTGAGTAATGCAAGCGCTTATGAATGCTAGAGATAACCTTCGAACCCTGCTCGATCAACGCAACAGTCGTACCCACAGGGGCATTGCTGTTCACATCGCTGATCTTCGCATCCGAGACTTGTGCAAACCTACGACCAGAATCAACCACAACACCCAGAAGCTGGGCCAAAGTACCTGACGGCTCTTTGTAAGGCAGTGGGATAATCGAGTTCTTCAGATCACCACCCGGCGCATCAATGTCACGGAACTCACCCGGCGACAACGGCTCATCGTCATTACGAATACGCACACCACGAGCTTTAAATCCAGCCGGAAGGTTCGACAGAGTCCCCGCATCAATAAGCTGGCGAAGAATCGAGGTAGCCGCACGAGACAATCCACCGATTGTATGCAGCAAACCAAAGCCGTAGAAACCAAAACCCGGCAAAAACTTGTAGTGTGTGAAATACTGACGCCGCCGTCTTAGCGGATCCGCCTCACGATAGCTTCTAACAATGCTAAGAACTTCTCCAGAGGCTTCATCAAGAGTAACAATATAAGGCAACTTAATGCCCGTATCTCCCCCATCAGGTCCCACGTCTTCAAAACCTTCCAGATCGAGATCAACGTGGATTTCATATATTGTATAAACATCGTCACCGTAACTAGGACGAATGCCTGTAAGCTCGTTAGTGCGCCCTTGAATAGTTCCTTCATCTTCGGACTCATCGCTTGCAGATAATTCAACATCTCTATACACCCCTGCTACTTGCATCTTGCGGATTTCATTCTCCGTCATCCGCACAATATGTGTTACACGCTCCGCTGTCCGTAGATCAGAAGCTGTGTAAGGCACAATCAGATCTTCAGCCGGAACAAACTTGGATACAGCCCGCTGCCTAGTCGGGTCAAAATAAATCTTCTTAAACGTAGAACCAGTAATCGGTAGATAATACAACATCTGATCCGTGTCTGGATCAAACTCTTCCATCACCTCAGTGATCTGGTAATTCATAAAGTCTTCTACACGCTGGGCCTGATCTTCCGTCTCTTTGGTCGGCGCACCTAAGATCTGGGTCTTTACAGGACCACCAGATGGTAACATCTCTTTATAAGCCTGCGCTTGAAACTGAGTAACGGCCTCACTCAACAATGGATGATGAACGCCGCTGGCACCCAAGAACGGAGCAGAACGCTCCTCGTAATTGATACCAAGTAACCCCAAACCCTTTGCAATGGCCTCTTCCCAATCAGAACGCGACTCCATGTCATCCTGAATCTTGTCACGAAGATCCGAGGACAACGAACCAAGAACCGAAGGATCAATGATCTCGGCTAAGTTTGCATTGTGGTCGTACTCTTCAGCAACAACCTCAAGCGTCTGCTCTTCACCAGCAAGCTCAATGCCCGGTGGTAGTTCGTCCTCGAAACCCGGTACTTCGACCTGCAACTCTTCAGGCATAAGATCAGCCGGGCCACCCGGACCCATAGCCATGTCAACCATCTGTGGAGGTAGTGCCATTTAAAATGTTCCTTTAAATCTCTGTGGTCTCGCAATAGGGCTGAAACCTTTTACCATACCGCCCTTGGCTTTCTTCACAGGCTGTGTAGAACGCTCAAGCTGTATCTCTTTATAGCGATCATACTCGCTGTCGGTAAGACTACGAATGTCTCGCTGTGCCGCTGCCATGATCTGTCTATCTGTTCGCATCTTATGAATATAGCTTAAATGTAGAACCAATACCAGCGCGTAAGTCAACCCCTCCGCCGTCTTTGTACTTACGCACAGCGTAGTTTTTGCCTTGCAGCGGGGTCAAGTCGATATAGCGCATTGGTTGAGTGGCCTTCAGCGCCGTGATGCTGCTGTCACCTATATTACCAAAGTCCGCTGGATTTACAACGCCAACCTCAAGGTCAGGGTATATAGCCTTCAGTTCTTTTATAACCTTGTTCGGCACGTCCTTGTAGGTGGTCTTAAAGTCTTTTGCGGTCCCATCGCGTAGCTTGGCTATGTCCGTGTAGTCAGGGAAATAGTAACGAGATGATCCGTCCTGCGCGGCCTTCTTAATAGCTTGGTGAAGCTGGTATCTCGAAGCTTGGCTCTGGGTCTTGAAAGGGCTGTTCGGCACAAACTCGATATCGTCACCACGCGGCGCGGTACCAGACTTACCTGTCTCGTATCTATACTGCTCGTATGCAGCCCTATCGTTGCCAGCTATTCTATCTAAAGCTCCACCAACAATCTCAGTGCGCTCATCGCTAATCTTTCTTGCGGCTGCGTCAACTTTGATACGCTCTGTGCGGAGTCTCCGTGTTTCCGTAGTCATATCAGCGTACTCATCATAATCTTTGCGGATGTTTGATATATTAATGTCTTTTAAAGCATCTGGCACAACATCCGCGATTGTCTGAAGGAACTTAGGGTTGCTTATAGCAGGAGTCACTAACTCGTCCTTCGCCCTATTAGCCATCGTCAAAGCTAATTCAGCTACAGTGTCAAACTTTTCTTTATTGACTGCAAGGCTGGCTGCCTCACTAGCGTCCAGTCTCAGTACATTGGGATCTCCAATGACCCTCGCGTCAGGACGTATACCAGCCAGTTCCTTAAAGAACGCCTCATTGTTCTTCTTAAAATCATCAAACGATGGACCCAGATCTTTGGTCACACCCTTCTTTACACCAAACTCGGTTATAGCTTTAATAGCGTCATCACTCAATCCAGAGTCTCTTAACAGGCGCATTTGCATAAACAACTCGCCTTTAACAGCGTTTTTTGTCATATCTGTAAGCGCGTACTTAGCCACCAATCTATCTGTTGGTGACACGCGCTCATCCATCATATCTATAACAGCCTTGTCTATTCTGGCGGTATCCCCCAGAGTCAGATACCGCGCTCTTTTCGCTGTCGTTAAACGGCGCTTGTCATCAACGTCAGCCTGTATGCTTCGAGCCTTGGTCTGCTGCTCAAGTAAGCGCCGGTTAATATCCGGAAGTGTCTTTACCTGCGCGTCAGCCTCGAAAGCCTCTTCGTACTTATTGAACTTATTAACAAGCTGCGGCGATAACTCAACAAAGTCTCTGCCAAAACTGTCCCCCGCAGCCTCGGCGCGTTCTTTACGCGACAGCACTGACAGCAAGTCCTGCTGGTTTTCTTCACCAATGGTTGACGGCTTTCCACCATTCAAGGGATCTTCAAAATATGACTGACGTATGTGACCAACCGAGCCTTCAATGTCCGTGTGATGCGTTGCTTCATGCTGCCGCGCCGGGGCCAAGGCCGGATTGGTGGTTACCTTTTCATCATAAAACACAAGCTCTTCATAACTCTGCATACCCGGAGGCATGTTATTCACCCGCTGAGTGTCGGCATACCGACCACCCTCCGCCTCAACCATGCGAATACGAGGACTGTTTGCTTCCAACTGCGCCGCTACTTGCTCAAGCGGGATCTTGCGAGTCTTGTTCTCCGTCAAGAACGAAGCCAACCCACTCACCTCTAACTCAGTCTTAGTTACCGAAGGCTGATTCTGTAGCCGCGCTAAATACTGCTCACCAGTCAAACCCTTCTTACCAGCGCCAACCTTGTTCTCCAGCAAAACATTCTCCAGCGGAGAATAGTCAGAACCAAAAATACCAAGAGTCTCACTTACCGGAGGGTTCACACCATAAGGCTGAAGGTCCGAGGTCCGAGCTTCACCGACCTTCTTCTCAAGCGGCACAAAACCATCTGACCCAGCTTCACGAACCATAGGTCCAAGGTCCGAGGACGGAGCTTCTACGTTCAATGATGGCGTTTCTAGTTCAGCGGCTCCAGATCCTTTGACCTCGATCCCCGAACCTCGGGTCTTGGTAGTCTGGGCAAACTTCATACCAATACCTGCGGCCAGTAACCCCGGGTCAAGGGCAGCGCCACCAATTAACCGCCCAGCAGTTTCTGCGGTACTACCTGTAGGACGATCATAGTTAACGCCAACCGCCTCACCTAAGTCAGCGTATTTATCAATTAAGTATTCCGACCCAAGAAAGGGCTTGGTTCCCCCGGCTCCACCCATCAGAAGATTGGCGATGTCTACAGGCGCACCTAAAAGATCAAACGGAGCGTACTTGGCACCACGAACAAATTCACCAGCCTGCTTGGGGTCAGTGCTGGTGCGGGGCATCGCAAAGTCAAATGCTTCTGGATCGAAGTCAGAACGGTCAGCCATTAATAATACTCTCTCACACGCGGTGGACCCCAGTCCTCGACTTCTTCACCGTCTAAAGTAATAAAACCACCCTGCCTAAAACGCATTAGGGCCATAGTCATACTATCACAAAAGTCATCGTGTTCGCCATTAGGAAATGACGCTACTTCTTCTTTCACATCGTCCGCGAATTTTTCGTCCGGAGACCAGATTTTTCCAGATTCAAACAAGGGGGACACCATATGCATGCGGGTGGTCTTGTCCATTCCACCCCCACCCTTGCGCCGCCCGGGTGAATATGTACCCACAGGGAGGTTCAGTAACCGGAGTTCATCAGCCAAGGGCGTACCAGAAGCTTTCGCCTCGATCAGAATCAAATCAGGTTCCCAGTATTCGTTTTCTTCTATGGCTACGCTTTTTAATTCTGGAAAATTCCAGCGATCTTTCTTCGCATCAAGCAAAATCAAATGCTGATCACCGTCCTCGTGCGGCTGGAACACGCCCCACGTTGTAATCGCCGTGTAGTCAGCAGTCTCTTTTTTACTGTACGCCGTGTCGTAAGACTGGATTATATACTCCAAACGAGGGATTTCTTCCTTTTCCCACGTCTGCCACCACTCTCGCTTGACCATAGCAACGTCATCGGACGTTGGATCCTGCTGCCACTGAGCATTCCATTTGCCCGGGGACAGCGAAGCCTTTACCTTTAGAAGTTCGTCCTTGGCCCAGAATTCAGGCCACAATGGTTCCCCCGAAGGCATAATCGCCGGAAATTCTACCACTTCCCACTGATCAGCCATCATATCCTTGGCTTGAGCTTGCAGTAACCGGCCCGTAATATCCTTCTTAGACCAGCGGGTCTGGACAATAATGATGGTTCCCCCCGGCTGAAGACGCTGGCGTGGCCCAGATGTGTACCACTCATAAGCATTATCATAAGCAGTAGACGACAAAGCGTCCTGCTCCGAGTGCGGATCGTCAATGATCAGCAAGTCAGCGCCACGACCAGTCATTGCAGCGCCCACCCCAGCCGCAAAGTATTCCCCGCCAGCGCTAGTCTCCCAGCGACCTGCTGCTTGGCTATCCGGTTTCAAGTCTGTGTTCGGAAACACATCCTTATATATCGGATCGGCAATCAAGTCACGAACCTTCCTACCGAAACGAACAGCAAGTTCCGTGTTCATAGTGGCCTGAATGATCTTTAACTTAGGATTTCGGCCCAAGAACCAAGACGGCATCAAGAAAGATGCAAATTCAGACTTAGAATGCCGGGGCGGCATGTTCACAATCAGGCGTTTTAATTCACCACTAGCTATCCGCTCGAGCTTTTCAGCAATGATTCTATGATGGCGACCTTCGATAAAGCCGTCATAGACGTGCTTGACGTAGGGCAGGAAATACTTCTGGGCCTGTTCGCGGGTCTCCAACCTCTGTTTCTGCTCTTCCAGTAACAGGAGTTCTTTTAATACCTCGTCAGGCAATCCGTCTAAGTTATCTAACATGACCGAATGATAATACTTTCAAATGAATTTATCAACCTAACTACTACAGGGCGCATGCCTAGTAACCACCCCCCGAATATTGGGGGTGGGGGGTCGAGCAAGCCCGAACCTGCCTGACTATCTGAGCCAGTAACCCCAGCCTAGCATGTCTTATTTTATTCTGTAAAGCATTTTTTTATCATTTATTGTCTTTTATTGTCTTATTTAATTGTTGACAGTCCTATAACCCGTATGGTCATATGGATTATAGCTTTTGAGCGAGAAAGGAAACGCTATGACATTAAGAGACACAATCACCGAACAACTTAAGGGTCGTATCTTTAAGGCAACATTCACCAAGGCGGACGGTTCAACCCGTCAAGCTTATGGGCAGGTTGTTGTTGATGAAAGATTGACCGAAGATCACCCGACCATTGTCGCCTATTCCGATTTCACGGTTGGCGGCATCCGGCGGATGAAGCTCGAGCCAGATACAATCTGGACAATCAAATCAGGTAAAACAATTATTAAGAGTGAGGCAGTATAATGAAAAACGTAAACCTAACACATTTGTTCCTTGGCTTCGATGGCATCACCAAAGTTGAGTATGAAGTAGACGGCACCGGTCGCGGCACCATGTACCTATGGCAAAGGGACGACAACGGCCATAGTGAAATAGTCATGTCAATTGGCTTGAACGAAGCCAGCAACGAGCGGGTCGAATTCAAGATCGAAGAACCGGCGGCGGCGGAGCCAGTCTATAGGGGCAAGCTTCGCCAGTTTGCACCGACAACACTAGCGGCAGCGGAACGGCGCTTGCGGCGCGGATGGTCGAGCAATGCAAGCTTGCGCCGCGTTACTGGCTTGGCGTACTCGAGCATTCCCGCAATGCTAACTGATCTACGCCGGTCGGGCGTAAAGATCGAGCGGCGGCGCGGGGTTGTTGGTCAATGGCGTGTCGCCAATGTTTAAGGCAGCGCGGATAGTGTTGGGGATAGCGGGCGCGAGCTTGCTATTCTCCGCCCTTGCTATCGAGCCAAGCGGGTCGGATGGCAGGTTCGTTGCTGAATTGTTCTTGCAATGCATGCTGATCGCCATTGGCATGATGGTTCTAGCGACTATGTTTTGTTGGCGTCCATAAACTGAAACCCGCAGGTCGCAGGATTTGCGGGTTTTCTCTTATCTTTATTTATTTGATTATCTTATTTTTTTCTTTATAATCTTTCCTATTAACAACCTGCAACGGAGTGAGAACCATGCAACAAGTAAAAGACGACAAGCGAATGCTTTCCAACGTATCAAAAATGCCCGGGCATTCGATCAGCAGATCAGCCCGGCTTTGCCATGTCGGCCAGAAATTACGCAAGATCAAAGGCAGTACCTGCGAAAAATGTTATGCGCTCAAGGGCATGTATAACATGCCGAACGTAAAGGCAGCTATGGAACGGCGCGAGGATTTTTTCCACTCGATCGATTTTGTGCCTCGTATGGTCGCTGTATTAAACGCATTACGCAAACCAGAATTTCGTTGGTTTGATAGTGGTGACGTGGATAGTGTCGCAATGGGGCATAACATTCTGGACGTATGCGAGGCGACACCGGACAAAATGCATTGGATACCGTCACGAGAATATAAGATCTGGACGGCAGTTTTACGCACGCGAAACCTGCCTGCAAACGTCACGTTGCGAATGTCCGCCCATATGATAGACGATGCACCGGCCAAAGCTTGGCAGAACACAAGCACCGTTGCCAGTCACGGCGGAAATATTACCGGCCACCTATGCCCCGCACCAACGCAGCAAGGCAAATGCGGGGATTGCCGCGCTTGCTGGTCGCGCTCGGTCGCCAACGTCACATATTATCAGCACTAGGCCATTGACCAATCCACCACAACACGATAGAACCTAGGTTCTCGCTCCGCACCGGAGGCCGCAAGGCCTCCGGTGTTTGTGTCTTAGATCCAAGGGCGCAGGTCGCAGGTCGCAGACTCACGCAATAAAGCCCGCAGCCCACCCAGCCAAGGCGCAGGCGCGCAAGGCGCAGCACAATCCCTTCATCGATCCCACATACAAGGACGCAGGTCGCAGATCCTCGATCCTCGAACCTTGGATTTCCAGCACTTTACCGCCGTCAAATAAAAATACATCGCCGGTCAAGGGGTCGTGGAGCAAGAAAAAAGAAACGCCGTTGCAACGGTTATGCGCCAAATGCCACGCGATTTGAGACTTATTAACCGAAACTCGGTTACTTTTTATTATTTTCAACTCCAGCCAGACAGGCACACCATCCAAGCACAGATAAACGTCAGGCATGCCCTCGCCAGCGCGGTTCTCAATCCTCTGGTGATGTGTCCTTTTCGGTAAACTCTGCTTCAATAACGTCCACAGGCTTTTCTCTGTCTTTGGCATCTTCAACCCTTTTCATATCATCAAAGGCAGCCGGATACTGCTTGCGGATAGCAGCCAGCCTAGCAGTGATTTCATCGCGGCTTAGTTTATCTAGCTGGTGAATGTGGTTGGCCTCGCGGCGGTCGATTGTCAGGCCACCAAGGGCAGACCGGATCTTTTCCGCATTGATGGCAGCAGAAAACTGACCAGCCTCCTCCGCGCTGCGTGACAGTTCATCCAGCCGCTTTAGCTGACCAGTCAGGCTGATCGAGTACCGGCGTTCTCTGGCCTCGCGTAGTTCTTTTATCAGGGCAACACAGTCAGGGAAATCACGACCGTTCAGCAGCTTCGAAGCTTGGACGTTCGCGCTGTCTTCCGAATAGCCCGCCTTCCTCGCACACTCCGCATTAGAATAGACGCCCTCGACAATATATTTGGCAAACTCACGCTGCCTGTTAGTCAGTCCAGCAGGCCTGCCGCCCTTGCTTTTTACAGTGTTTTCTTTTTCCATAAGAGTTTTCTCACCATTTTTTAGTAACAGGAAAATCCAAAATAAAACCTCGAAAGGGCTGATAGAAAGTAATTTGTAACGTTTAGCTGTTACAAATCAACATCACCGTTACAGCTACAACCCTTACTCACCTTGACTTGTAACACTTGTAACGCTGTAACAGCAAATTTCAAAAAAAAATAAATATTTTTCAAAAATGGTGAGAAAACACTATAGGCCAAATTAGTCTCAAAAACTGCACTTTTTAATCCGAGTCTTTTTTTATCTTTTTTTATACAAAAACATTTGACCATCAATTAAATCCGTGCAACAGTCCCTTATAAGATAACTGACTATAGCATAGGAGCAAAGATATGCAACAGCACCGAGGTTCGAGGTCGGAGGTTCAAGAGCCGATCACTATTGGTTTACGCAAGCCGACACTAGGTGCGCGGATCTTGCACCTGAGTATCAACAATCGTGCTTGGTTGAAGGCTGCGATGTCTAAGCGAATTGCTTATGGGGGTAAGAAGAATGGATAAGTTTATCGAAGCTGAAGATGTTTTGTTTCGGCAGGTTTACGATGAGTTGTGTTCTAACCCGCCGCGTCCGCCAGTTAGTGCGGGCATTGAAGATCAATATGATTATCAGGATTGGTTAGATTTCGAGGCTTTGCGTATTACAAACGAGCGGCTTGAAGCGGCAAATAAAATGGGGGCGGAGTAATGTATCACGAGGATTTTGCAGATTATGTGGTGGGCGATGACAATCGTTTGCTGGATGTGAATGTTGAATGTCAGTTGGCATATCGTGCGCTGCGCGATGCTGAGTGGGATGGGATGGATACGACTGCGTTGGAGCGGCGGTATCGTTCATTGACTGACAAGCTTTTGATGGGGGTGACTTATGAGCCACGTTTCTGATTACAGGTTCGAGAACCACGGTTCGATATTTTTGTGCCAGCCGTTGAATGCCGATGCCAAAGACAATCTGGATCAGGCTTGTGAAGGCACAGAGGATTTTCATATTCGTTGGGGTGATGCGTTGGTCATTGACCATCGGTTTGCCAATGACATTGCGTTGCAGTTAAGAGATGAAGGGTGGGTAATAGAATGAAGATGTATGATGTTGAGGTTGAGGCGGTGATCCGGAAAAAGATCCTTGTCACGGCGGAGTCCAGCGAAGAGGCAGAAGAGATGGCTCATAATCTTTTTAATGTGGACGCGGATGGTTCTCCGGAGCGGTATGACCAACAGACCAAAACGATCAGGGTGGTGTGTGACGAGGATCGTCCTGAAAAGCCAGCTTGGGAAAAGGGGGATAAGTGATGAGTATTGATGCAGAAGTTCAAATGGGTTGCGCGGGTATGCCGACAATTCATCTGGTGTACGCACCAACGAAGGAAGAGTGGTTCGAGATTGCCGAATGCATTTGGATTGGTGCGCTCGAGGGTGGCAGCAACCACTGGATCGAGTACGTCCACACTGGTGACAACGATCTGAAGTCTGGTAAGGAAATTGTCGAAAAGAATTTCGAGATCATTATGCACGTTGATGACGGTGAGCCGCAGCCCACACGTTGGTACAGGAATTCTTTTGATGTGATTGTCGATGGCATTGCATTGCTTGACGACCATCGCAGGGGCTTGGTGTTCAGCGACCTTGGTCAACTGGATGCCTATGATTATGACCTGATCATTCAACTAGGTACATTTGGTAAGGAGGTATTTTGCTGATGAAATATTATGTTGGAAACATAGACGAGCAGTATGGTGAGTTCGAGGTTGAGCAAACCATCTTGTTCGCAACCGCCGGTGATCCTGATAAATTGATGGAAGAGATTGCCAAAGATTGGTATGGGCTAGATCACCACGACTCAGACGGTTTGCGGGAAGGTATGTACTGGAATGATGGTATGGCCTATGGGGCTGGTTATCACTACGAGGTGACCAAGGCCACCTATGATGAACTGAAAGACAAACGTGTCTTTACTGAGTTGTTTGCTGATGATGAACGCAAGTGGGACAGAACCCCCAAGGCTTTTGAGGAGGGCAGTGATGACTGAAGATGAGTTGTTCCGGCAAATCCGGATACTGGTCGCTGGCACTGATGTCACCTACAAACAGGTGGACAGTGATCTGGATGAAGAGGGTGACGTGACTATTTTCTTTTCTAACTTGGAGATAAAAAACGATGAGTAATTTACCAGAAGGTTTTAACGGTTGGACGTTGGATCAGAAGTCGAAGTATTGGGACAAGCAGCGTGATAAGGATCGTGCGTGTCGCCAGAAGGGCATCGACAAACTGTCGCAAGAGCAGCGCGATGCGGTGAAGGAAGCCTATGATGCAATCTCTACTGCAATGCAAAGCCTGCATGAATGTCAGGATTTGTGGATGTCTGATGTAAAAAATCTGGATGACAGCATGTGGCAGCTACGCCGTCAGTTTAATCTGGGGGGTAAAGATGACTGATCAAGAAGAGCCTTGGTGCGTCTGTGTGTACTGTCAAATCACCTACCATGTAGACGCAGACACAGATGGTGGTGACTGCCCTGACTGCGGTGAGTGGCACGGTGTTATACATGCAGGGGGCTGGTATGACGATTAAATGTGGTCACAAGTCCAGTCAGGTTTTGGACAGCAGACTAAAACACACACCCTATCTGGGCTGGCATAAGCATAGGCGCAGGCAGTGTGATGATTGTGGTGCTAAGTTTTCGACCAAAGAGGTCAGGTCTAATTTGTATGATCAACTGAAGAAAAACCAGCGGTGCGCTTTAACCAGCACCGCCGCCGATAGGAGGGCAAGATGACTAAATCATTTGTGTTAACCGCACTAAACACACATTCCTTTAAGCCGGAAGGCCAGATGTTTTTCACTGGCACATCATTCACAGTGTACAGTCAGGTGCGTAGGATCGGGAACATCGAGCGTGAGGTCACGCGGATTCATGATGGTCACCACAACAACGGTGGCTGGTGGGTCGAAGGTTCGGTGTCCGAGGTCATGGAAACAATTATGAGGGGGCAAGACAATGGGTAAGGTCAAGGGCTTGATGATGCAGATGGAAGAAGATGCATGTTGGATGGCTAAAGAAGCTTGGATCTATTTGTATGGTGAGTCGTATGAAAAGCTTTATGACGATGTTCATCGCAACATCAAGCAAGAGAACATGATGCAGGAGTATGACAATGCTGTCTGATAAGCAAGTGAAGGCTTTGCTTCAAGTACCTGAGATTGTGCCGCCCAAGCGGCGCAATCACACCAGAGGCGACATTCAAACGCCAGCCCAGATCGCCAACCGTAACAGGATAAGGATGAATATCCATACCTCACTGTACGGCGGGAACCCGTACACATATAACCCAAAGAAGGGGGGCAACAATGCAAAGTGATGAAGTCATTCCGAACATATCTGATTTCTTGGTCGGCGCTAAGACTGCCGTCTATGAAGAGGAAAAGAGGGCGGGCTGTTTCCTTGTTACCTTTCGTGTGCAGTACACAAGAAGTTATAAGATCAGGGCAAAAACCAAGGGCATGGCAACCAGTATCGGTAGGAACAGAGCAAATCGGACACTGAAGAATTTAAGCACACATCACAAGATGCGGATCGAGCAGGTTGAATTGTTGCGGACAGTTAACATGACTCCAGTGCGGAAAAGGAATAAATAGTTATGGGTTTCGAAGATGATCCAAGAGCCGAGGTCGAAGACACGACAGGCTATATTCGCAAGCGGGAGACCGACTTGATTGCAACCAAGATGGGTGGTGCTTCATCCTTGAACCTTGGGCATGCGGCGATGACGAAATCGCAGCGCGAATACAAGCAAAAGATGGAAAAGATGAGTGTTCACAATCGGGAAGAGGGTGTAAAGAATGGCTGATTATTTGATCAATGTTCGAGTCGAGGTCGAGCGTGAGGTTTGGGTTGAGGCGGACAGCCAAGACGAGGCCGAAGCCAAGGCGGCGACTGAGGTGGTTGCTTTGACCGGGGGTTATTATCCAGAAATTTTGTGGGTCGAGCGTCCGGACGCAGGTTCCAAGCCCTCGATACAAACAGGTGACGGCTCGATGCAGAAGCGGTTGGACGCAGGTCAATGCCCCAAGTGCGGCACTGCCCTGTCATATCAGTTGGTTCCAGACACAGGCTGGCAGAATTGTAGCACCTGCGGGCTACAGGTATCACAGCAATAGACAAACGATCTTGGCTTATGCTAGGGTTTATTTGATAACATGGAAGGTGATAAGATCATGTGGGAATATATTATAATAACGTGTATGGTTACCCACTTTGGTGGTGAGCCTGTGAATAAATGCTTCTCGTCAGTGAGTGAAAAGAAATATCCTGACGTGCAGATCTGCAAGGCGGCGGCGAAGGCCGAAGACTTCAGAATTTATTACACGATGCGTGGCACCGATGCAGGCCTACCTGTTATCAAGACTGTGTGTGGTGAAGTCAAAGACAAGAATGTGTAAGGGGATTTGTAATGGCTAACGAAACGAAACTAATGCCGAGTGAAGAAGAAATCTGTGACGCTGTAGGCAAGGTCGAATGGTCTGATGCGGTGGCGATTGTTGAAGTCGAGATCGTCAACATCTGCGAACAGTACGCCAGAGATGGTGAGGGTGAAGTTGCACAGAAGATTGAGCAGGCATGGTTAAGAATACTTCGGGGGTAGACAGCGTCATACGTTGGTATCTACAAAAGGAAGTGGAGTTCGCAGAACGCGAGGACTTCCTTCAGTTGAACAGGTGTGTCGAGAACAGACAGTTTTACGAGGCACTGAAAACCAAGATAGAAAGAGATATCAATGACTGACAATGTTGTACAGTTTCACAAGGTCAAGCGAACAAGGGATCCAGTACCGGTGATCTGTGAGTTGGCTGGCGAGAACTTTAAAAACGTCATCATCATGGGCGAGAACCACGATGGTGACATCCAGATGGTTACGACAGTCAGTGATCCAGCCGAAGTCTTATGGTACATGGAGGCTGCACGGTTCGGTATTATGACAGGGAACATGGAAGATGAATGATCCTGATGTAGACGACCTGCTTACGATCAGTGAGTTGTACACCAGCGGCGAGATCCACTTGGAAGAAGCAATGCTGGCGATGTCTAGCTACATGAGCGGTGATGATGCGTTCACGCTGCTGACCAGCTTGACCAGAGACAATGTGATCAAGTTCCCAGAACCAAGGTTCGAGGACGTAGAAGTGTTAACCGAAAATGAGTTAACCGATGACGTGACGTTTACGTTTACACCGGAGTTTGATTTAGACGATCCAGCATAACGGTGTACAAGTAGGGGCTTGACTTACACCGTGGAGGAAATCATGAAATTTAATTACAAGACAAAGCCCTATGCACATCAGCATGAGGCACTGGTTCGTAGTCACAACAAGGTGGACTACGGTTACTTTATGGAGATGGGCTGTGGCAAATCAAAGGTACTCATCGACAACATCGCATGGCTACATTCACAAGGTAAGATCGACACGGCCATCATCGTTGCGCCCAAGGGTGTCTACCGCAACTGGGAGATATCTGAAATACCTGCTCATCTACCAGAGGACATTGAACACGAGGTTTATGTTTGGAATCCGAACCCAAACAAGGGTCAGAAAGAACACCTCTTGGAAGGTATTCAAAAGCGTGAAAAGCTGCGCCTGTTCCTTGTCAATGTCGAGGGTTTCGCAACGGCTAAAGTACGAGCGTACTTGGAGAAGTTTGTTCGCGGATCGGCGTTTCTACTTGCGGTTGATGAGTCAACAACTATTAAGAACCCAAAAGCCAAGAGGACTAAAGCTCTGGTGGAAATTGGTAAGAGTGCATCGTTTCGCCGTATCCTCACCGGATCGCCCGTTACGAAATCGCCGATGGATCTTTACGCGCAATGTGGATTTATGGATAAACGACTGCTTGGATTCGATTCTTTTTATTCGTTCCAAGGGCGGTACGCCATCACAAGAACTCAGCGGATGGGCGGTCACAGTTTTCAGCAGATCGTGGGATACAGAAATCTTGATGAGTTATCCGACAGGCTACAGACTTTTTCATACCGTGTCACAAAGGATGATGCGCTGGATTTACCAGACAAGGTCTACACTATTCGGAACGTAGGCCTGACTGACAAGCAGCACGAGCATTACATGATGCTGAAGAACAACGCTATAGCGTTGTTGGATGATGGCGAACTGGTGTCTGCCCCAGCGGTGATGACCCAATTGCTGCGGCTTCAGCAGGTGCTGTGCGGCCACTTGATGACGGACGATGGTGAGCTAGTCGAGTTCCCGACAAAGCGGATAGACGCGCTCATGGACACGATTGACGAGATGGCTGGCAAGGTAATCATCTGGTCACGGTTCCGGTATGACATCAAGAACATCGAGGCCAAGATAGCCAAGGTTCACGGTGCGAGTTCGGTAGTATCATACTTCGGGGACACTTCAGACGAGGACAGGCAAACGGCAGTTCGCAGGTTCCAGTTCGAAGATGCACGGTTCTTTGTTGCCAACCCACAGACAGCGGGCTACGGCCTGACGCTGACGGCAGCGACCAACGTCATCTATTATGCGAACGACTTCAACCTCGAGACTCGGGTGCAGTCAGAGGACAGAGCGCACAGGATCGGGCAGAAGAACAGCGTGACTTACGTTGACTTCGTCTCGAAGGGTACGGTCGATGAGCATATCGTCAAGACGCTTCGTTCGAAGATTGATCTATCAGCGAAGACGCTGGGCGAAGAAGCCCGCCAATGGTTGGAACTTTCCCCCCGCCGTGCTGACGATTAGAAGCATTCTGAACAGACACTGGTGAAGGATTAAATTGATGCGGGTAAAGGTGACATTCGTGAGTAATGAGATCGACATACAGAAGTCGGACGCCGAGGTCTTGCTGCTTCTGTTTCAGAGTGCGGCTTATAATGGTGCCATCTTCCCGCCGCGATACAGTCTTCACATCGAAGAGCAGGATTTCGCCTTTCGGAGACAGGGCTATAATATCAATCGGCCCTTGCTCGAGAACATGCATATAGACATGACAGCCCTGCGCGAAAAGCCAGTCGGAAGCTAGTAGTTCGGATCTTTTACCGTCCGCGTTTTTTTGATTTGGTTGCATCTGTTACTTGACTACCTACAAATAATTAAATACTATCATTGACAGTCTTACATATAGGCACGGGAGTTACAATAATGAATCTAAAGAAATGGAAATCAATCGCAGTCACCATCGATGTGTACGATATCTTAAAGCGTATCGCCGATGAAAACGAGCGTAGTGTGAGTCGCCAGTTGGCTCATATGCTCAAAGCTATTGACGAAGAAAAGCGATAGCTGCTACTTGACTACCTCGTGTCTGCTGGTGTAGACACGAGTTTCACACCCGAAGGGGTTAAACTTTGTACCGAAAAGGAGAATGGTATGAGCGATGTGTTTTCGCTATTTGAAGAAGGAACAGTCGATGCTGATAAGTTCGACACTGTTGAGAAGGAAGGTGCTTCGCGCCTATCCAACCTCATTCGTCAGTCACTTGACCTCGATAAACAAATTGCCGATGCAGAGCAATTCGTCAAGGATCTGAAATTCAAAAAAAGAAAAGTGAACGAAGAAGATATTCCTATGCTCATGGAAGAGATGGGCGTGGATAGTCTTACTGTCGATGGGCATAAGGTTAGTGTCGCTAACTTTGTTCACGCAAGGATATCCGATGACAAGAAGGCGGAAGCGTTTGCTTACCTGCGTTCCATCGGTGAGGCGGACATCATCAAGAATGATGTGACCGTATCGTTCTCGTCAGGGCAAGACAACATGGCTGGTTCGGTGGTCGAAGACCTACGCAATCAGGGTTTTGATCCTGCTCAGAAAACTCACATCCATCCGGGGACACTGAAGGCTTGGGTCAAGAATCGCATTGAATCAGGTAAAGACCTCGACTTTGAAACCTTCGGCGTTTTTGTCGGAACAGAAGCTAAAATCAAACGGAGCTAGACATGGCTGATACAGCAATCGAAACAAAGAATACCAACACACTTCCCGCAACTCTTATGGCTGACTTCTCTGATCACGCCGGTGCTGGCATGGATGCCATCGGCACAGAAGATATGCAGATCCCATTCCTGCGTATCTTACAGCCGCTGTCACCGCAGCTAAACAAGAACGATGCATCACACATCAAAGGTGCGTCATCAGGTGACCTGTTCAATACAGTGACTGGTCAGTTCTGGGAAGGCGAGTCAGGGGTGTACGTTATCCCATGCGGGTACACCGTTAAGTACCTCGAGTTCCAGCTACGCATCAACGGTGGTGGCTTTGCTGGTGAGCTTGATCCAAACGATCCAGACCTGAAGCGCACTACACGCGAAGGTGCATCTGAGGTTCTGCCGTCAGGTAACGAAGTTATCCGTTCAGCGCAGCATCTTGTTATGATCGTTGATCCAAAGACAGGCATGACCCAGTCAGCTATCTGTGACATGAAGAAGACCCAGTTGAAGGTGTCTCGTAAGTGGAATACACAGATGCGTATGGTTCAGTACCAAGGTCCGAAGGGTATGTTCAACCCACCTATGTGGGGTACTATCTGGAAGCTGACCACGGTTCAAGAATCGAATGACCAAGGTTCGTGGAACAACTACGCAGTTGAGCGCATCGAGCCAACCGAGGTTCCACAAGAAGCGTTCCTTGCAGCTAAGTCTTTCTTCGAGTCCTTCTCGAAGGGTGAGATCAAGACTGCCGCAGGCACAACAGATGAGCAGGCTGCGCCGAAGCAGGCTGCACCGGAAGACGTTCCTTTCTAGGCGGGGGAGTTCCTAACGCTGCCGGGGGGCAGCGGTCAAGATTGATTCGGCCCCGCCCGTGAACAAGTACTCAGGCCTATTGAGATCCAGTAGGTTTTGTTCTAGGACACCGATCAATCATCCCCCCATACTTTTACTTAGGAGCAGTAAATGTCAGCAACAGAAAAATTTATGGCAGCCTTCGAAGGTTTTGGTCAGGCTCATGGTCAGACACAGATCTCTGAAGAGCGCCGCGAGGGTAAGCAGAAGGCCAAGTCCTTCATCGTGCGTAAGCCTTTAACACTAGAACTTATCAACGGCCACCTGTCGGGCAGGAACGGCGTGGGTTCTATCCCTATCAACGAAGATAACAAGTGCAGGTTCGGTGCGCTGGACATTGACCAGTACCCGCTTGATCTGGTTGCACTCGACAAGAAGGTCCGCGACATGGGCATCAAGTCTATTGTGTGCCGGTCGAAGTCGGGCGGAGCGCATGTATTCTTTTTCTTTACGGAGTGGATCAGTGCCGGAGATTTTAAAGACAAAGCTGCCGAAGTATCTGCCGCACTTGGTTATGGCGGCTGTGAAGTGTTCCCAAAGCAAGAACAGGTTCTTGTCGAGCGTGGTGATGTCGGTAATTTTATTAACCTGCCGTATTTTGATGCAGAGCAAACAATGCGACCAGCCATTAAAGAAGACGGAGACGATGCCACATTAGAAGAGTTCCTCGACCTGATCGAAGAACGCCGCATCACACCTAACGAGTTCTTGTCGCTGAAGCTTGGTGGTACATCAGACCAGTTCAAAGGTTGGCCGCCCTGCCTCAAGACGATGCTCGAGCAAGGTATCCCCGAAGGTGGGCGTAATACAACTATGTTTGCTGTGGCTGTGGCCTGCAAGCGCGTGGATCCAGACAACTGGAAATCCTTGCATGAGCAGATCAACATGAACTACTGCCAGCCACCGCTAGGCGCATCAGAGATCGTCCAGATTCAGCAGCAGCTAGAGCGGAAGGAATATTTCTATCCGTGTGATCAGCAGCCGCTGGCCTCGTTCTGTAACAAGACACTGTGCCGCCGCCAGAAGTACGGCATTGGCAAGGAAGTTGTCGAGGCTGATATCAGTGGTCTGTCTGTTGTGTTATCTGAGCCGCGTGTATGGTTCTGTGATATCAACGGTCGGCGTCTGGAACTAAGCACCGAGGAGCTACAGCTTCCGATGAAGTTCCAACGCGCCTGTATGGAGCATCTTCAGTACATGCCCCCGACTATGAAGAACGCTGACTGGCAGCTAGTGGTTAACGGTCTGATGGAGAACGTCAACGAGATCGAAGTACCGGAAGAGCTAACCTATCGCGGGCAGTTCCTCGATCACTTGGAAAGCTTCTGCACTGGTCGTGTGCAAGCACAGTCTGCGGAAGAACTGGTTCTTGGTAAGCCATACACAGAAGAAGGCCGCACATTCTTCAAGCTGGACTCACTGATGAACTATCTTCAGAACAAGAAGTTTGCCGAGTACAACCGTGGTCAGATTCAAGAGCGCTTGAAAGAACTGAACGGTGCGGAAGACGCGCATGGTATTAAGAGGTTCAAGACAAACAAGGGTGAATCTAAAGTGGTTCGTGTTTGGTGGGTGCCTGAGTATAGTTCCGAGGTTCAAGTACCGGATGCCTATGTCCAGACCAATGAGGTTCCGTTCTAATGGAAACAACAATCTTTGGGCCGCCGGGGACAGGCAAGACAACCAAGCTGATTTCGATTGTCGAGCAGGCGTTGGAGTCTGGTATGCCGCCGGATCGCATAGCCTTTGTTTCTTTCAGTCGTAAGGCAGCGGAAGAAGCCCGTGACCGCGCACTGGAGAAGCTAAACATAGGCACCGGAGATTTAGAATGGTTCCGCACTCTACACTCACTGGCCTTTCAGTGCCTTGGTCTCAGCCGTAAGCAGGTCATGCATAAGCTGGACTATGAAAAGCTGGGTGATTATGTGGGCATGGATCTATCACCTCGTGGATCTATTGATGATGCTGGCACCTTCATCCCTTCGGCAACGATTGGGGACAGGTACTTAAACATCGCCGCCTTCGCTCGTTCTATGAAGATCAGTCTCGAGCAAGCCTTTGATATCAAGGGCGATGACAATATGTATTTTCAGCAGCTCCGGATTATCAACAACGCCCTCTATTCGTACAAGAAAGGCAACGACAAGCTGGACTTTACTGACATGATCGAGCAGTTCAACCTCCAGCGTATGTCGCCTGAGTTTGATTTGCTGATTGTTGACGAAGCCCAAGACCTTGTGCCGCTGCAATGGCAGATGGTGAAAGAGGTCCTAGTTCCGAGGTCGAAGAAGGTATATTACGCGGGCGATGATGATCAGTGCATTTACGCTTGGATGGGTGTTAAGGTCAGGGATTTCTTGATGGCCTCAGACGAGAAGATAATCCTCGATAAATCGTACCGTGTACCAAACCAGATCCACAAGGTAGCCAACAACCTTGTCAAGCGATTAGGTGTGCGCCAAGAAAAAAACTGGGTTCCTGCCGAAAGAGACGGGAAAGTAACTTGGCATCGTGATATACTTGATGTGGACCTAACCACTGGCGAATGGTTGATACTTGCTAGAACGAACCACATTGCAAATATGGTTGCTAGAAAACTTTACGACCAAGGATACCTTTACTGGTTCCAAGGCCGTGGTTGGTCCATCTCCCCAAGTGTTTTATCTGGTATCGAGGTGTGGCTAAGACTATGCAAAGGACAGTATCTTTCAGCAGCAGAACTAAAAACCTTTTCGAAGATCCTTTCAGAAAAGGCAGCAACCCCAGTTCAGCGAAGAACTTTAGAAACTTTAGACCCAGAGCATACATACGGCCTAGACGAAGTCCTCCAGCAGTTAAGCTCGAGCATAACACCCCAAACCCCGTGGCACGAAGTGATCAAGGTGAGCGACAGGGAACTCATCTACATTTCATCAGTACGCCGTATGGGCGAGTCTATTTTGACGGGGAAGCCGAGGATACGGATCTCAACGATCCATAAAGCCAAGGGTGGCGAAGCCGACAATGTTGCCTTGCTACTAGACTCTTCTCGTGCATGCACAGAATCTGACGATCAGGACTCCGAGACTCGGACGTTCTACGTTGGGATAACTCGCGCTCGTAATGAGCTTCACATTATTGAATCACAAAACAGATATGGATTTCAGCTATGAAAAGAGCAGACATTTTAGACACAGCCAAGGGCTATGTAACTCAGGATCGAGCAGCGCAGCACGGCAACATGGAGGATAACTTCACGAACATCGAGACTGTTTGGTACTGGTGGGATAGCATCAAGCCGGATGATCTGCCCCCGGGGGCAGACTGCGCTGTTAAGATGACGCTGCTCAAGATCGCCCGCATTGCATCCAACCCACAACACGCCGACAACTGGGTTGACGGTTGCGGCTACATGGCATGCGGCGGTGAGGTATCTACCAATGAGTGATGAGGTTAATGTCGTGCGGCTAGTGGGGTTTGATGACGCCATCATAGGTATGGCAGCGCGTAAGGGGCAGGATGATGTTCTGGCCTATGACGTACAAAAGATGATCAACATCCTGATGAACGACAATGAGTGGGATGAAGACGAAGCAATCGAATACTTCTACTACAATATCTACGATGCTTGGATGGGTGATGGCACACCTGTGTTAATTACCGTCAACAACAAAGTTATTGAGGATTATATTAATGACCAAAACGCATCAGTACAGCTTCATTGAAGATCCCAGAAACAGAGATGAGTTCCCAGTTATGCGCCATAGTACAGACATCCAAGACCAAGAAGAGATAAAGCAGCAAGCTGCTAGTCCCCTACCACAAGACTGGCAACCACCTTCGCAGCTTCCAGATCTGACTGGATATGAGCGCATTGCTGTTGACTTGGAAACTCGTGATCCAAACCTGATGACACTCGGACCGGGGTGGGTTCGCAAGGACGGATACATCATCGGCATAGCTGTGGCTGCCGGGGGTAGCTCTTGGTACTTCCCAATTAAGCACGAAGGCGGCGGCAACATGCCTCGTACTGCGGTGATGGGTTGGTTTAAGAAGCAGATGCAAACCCCTAATATTGAAAAGATTTTTCACAATGCGATGTACGATCTGGGCTGGCTTCGGGCAGAAGGGATCGAGGTCCAAGGACGGATAATCGACACGATGATTGCCGCGCCGCTGCTGGACGAGAACCGCCGGTACTACAATCTTAACTCACTGGCAGGCGAGTGGCTGGGTGAATACAAGAACGAGAAGCTGCTGAAGCAGGCAGCACAGTTCTTTGGTGTGGATCCGAAGGGTGGCATGTGGCGTTTACCATCTACCTTTGTTGGTGCATACGCCGAACAGGACGCGGCTGTTACCCTGCGCTTGTGGGATCGGCTGCGTACCGAGATTCAGAAGGACGAAGTTTCGAGCATCTTCGACCTTGAAACTAGCTTGCTGCCCTGCCTGCTTGAGATGAAAACAAAGGGTGTGCGGGTAGACACAGACGCTGCTGAACGTGCGCGGAAGCTATTGCAGTCACGCGAGGTGCAGTTACTTAAAGAAATAAAGGAAGACACTGGCGTCAGTATCGAGCCGTGGGTTGCTACATCTATTGCAAAGGCGTTCGATGCCCTTGGGCTTGAATACCATCGGACAGAAAGCTCGGGTGCGCCGTCCTTTACAAAGCAGTTTCTGTCTAACCACCCGCATCCAGTGGCGCAGAAGATCGTAAAGCTTCGTGAGTTTAACAAAGCCAACACTACGTTTATCGAAACAATTCTTGAGCATTCTCATAACGGTCGTATCCATTGTGACTTTAACCCCTTGCGGTCTGATGATGGTGGTACTGTAACGGGGCG